GTTATCTATCAAATTAGGATAAGGACGTCCAGCTTTTTTGGCTGCGGCTTTTGCCTTTGCTTTTTGTGCGGGCGTAAGTTTCTTTGACTTGCCCAATGACTTTGGTCTTGGCTTTTCCCACACTGGTTTGTTACTTTTTCTTTTTGCCATTTTTCTTCCTTACGACATCGCTAGGTCAGCAGTAATTGCCGTTGTCATTGTGATTTCACCATCAGTGTATGAAGTCATTTTTATTTTTACATATGGTCTACCAGCAGCGGTTATAGATAGTATATTGCTAAACGATTGCGCTGCAGCAGAAAATGTTGCACCAAAGCTGCCAGTAGCCGGGCTGACAGATTGATTTACCCAGTTAGTTCCATCTAAACTTTGTTGAACAGTAATTGTCCAAGTTCCAGAAACTGCAGTATGCAATTGTACATAAAGTGTACTTGAACCACTTAGGTCCACGTCAATATAACCAGGACCAAAAATAATTTCTTCGTCTAGTGCATCCAATGTTACTGGAGTATTGTAAGTTCTTAAAATTGCCATGAGTTATTTTCCTTTTCTCTTTGAGTTTTTCTTAAGTGCTTTGAGGTCAGCGCCAGTTATCTTTTTGCGTGGCTCTGCAACGGCAGCTAGTTTCTTTTGTTTTGGTGAATATTTTGAGTACGGCATGTTATGCTCCTTTTACTTATCTATTCTGTTTACGTAACCATTAATCAGTATGACGTTTGCAGTTCCAGCAAATGCCCTAACGGTTAATCCGTTTTGAAGAAGCAGTCCTGGAACCACAAGCATGTATCCGTCTTCGGCTGGTACCGTTACTTCAATGTTGCCATCGGGAGCAGTTGCTTCGCCCCACTCAATCGTCAACTTGACCGCAGATGCCGAACTGTTTACCGCATACAACCAAATCTCATCAAGGTCAGTTGTTCCAGAAACAGCTGTATGAATTAACGTACCAGCTGTTGCAGTTTGAACTACTTTAATTTGTTTGCCCTGCGTTGAACCTGATAATAATTCTTTTGAATATGTTGCCATTACTTTTTCTTTCTTTTTTTGGTTGACACTTTAGGTGTCTTTATCTTAGGATATTTTTTTATCTTAGGATATTTTATCTTAGGAGCTTTTTTTATTTTCATTCTTTTTCCTTCTTCCTACTAAATGCCACTCTATGTGGTTGTCTAACTTCTCATCTACTTTGTCGACTTTATGAGCTACTTTGTGCAGCAATTCGCGTGCCTCTGCGTGTTGGGCTGTGTTCTCTTCTCTAAGCTTTTGAACTACAACCACTAATGGTCCGACCAATTATGGCAACGGCGATAGGCACAATCCATTCCATATTAAATTAATTCTTTCCTTGTGGAGACTTTTTCAACACCTGGCATGTTTTCATACATCCTTTGAGTCTCTCTAATGGTGGAGTTGTTCCAAGCCTTCTGCCCGTATTCGACAGCTCTAAAGCCAAACTTGATGCCTTTGACATGACATTTGAAGCAAATGCCACGCTTACGGTCATTTTCTGTCTTTAATTCAGCTCCGCAACTGCTACATTTCATAAACAACCTCCTAATACTAAGGCAAAGTTATTACATTTTATCACTATACCAGTTAAATTCTCCGATATAGTAGCGTTCTTTTTGTTTGGGCGACTTGGGCATTCTAGAAGCAAAATAATTTAAAGTACCAAATGGAGCATCGGTTTTAGCTTTATATTCTGGCAACCATACATATTTTAACATTTGGTTGGCAATGGCTAAGCTCATGACTCGGTCGTCATGGGGTGAGCCGTGTGTCTGGCCATTGTCATCTCTAACGAAAGTCTTAAGTTCGGCTATGGTCAGGTCACATCTTAGGCCAACTATACCATCTCTTATGCCGGCATTTAGTTCATCTATTGCCAATGGTTTTGTTAATGTTGTTGTGCGCCAACCCAGCGTTTCTGATATTTCTGGATTGCGTTGATTTAATCTACGTTGACGATAAATATTAATATAACCAGCTTTATTTAAAGCAGTTAGTGTGGTCAAACCGTGGTTGTTGGATTCAACGCCAATTAACGCTTCATTATAAAAATAACCTAGGGCATATAATATTTCTTCACCAAATTTGTCTGGGTCCACATGCCCATGCCAGTGGGCTACAACCAAACCTGACTTGGCATCAATGACATGGGCTGAAGAATAGTCGCCTCTGGCTAGACCTTCTGCGACGTCTGCTCCAATCACGTATCTAGCACCTGCTTGTGGTACTGCCCATACTGATAGCGGTCCGCCATCTGGGTCGAACATGTATGAGTTTCTTAAATCTGAAAGCTTTTTGTTGCGGCCTTTTTTGGGTGCCGATGTCTCTAGTCTCGCCAACGAATCCAGGTCAAAAACTGGCCTTCCAGAACGTATGAACGCTTCTTCTGGATTTGAGGGGTACTCTTGGTGCAGCTGCCAAATCGGTAGCTCTGCTGCCTGTGCATCATACCAGGCTTGGTTTCTGTCCCCGTTAGCAGACCACGGGAAAAATATTCCTTTAAACCTATTTGTTCCATTTTGCGACCCCATCCATAGATTGAAGAATATGTTGCCTTCGCCTTTTGCGGTAGACAAACAGATTACTCTACCGCCCACGTCAGCAATTGGTTCAATGGACGCCCAGGCTTCTTCTGGGTTAGGCAAGAATGCCATTTCGTCAATAATAGCCAGATATACCGATTCACCTCTGGCTGGTTCATTTGCAGATGGCAGTGATTCGATGACCGAATCATTGTTGAACGTCATCTTTAGCACGTTGTTTTGCACTAACTCTGGTCCAGACAATCTCAACCAGTCCGGCAAAAACTTATAGATATATTTAGCTTTGGCCAGTAGCTTGGTTGCTTCTCTCTCCGTCTTTGACAACATAACGATGAAACGGTCGGGCCAAAAAAAACATAACCAAAAAGAGTATGCCGCTGCGAGAGTGGAGAATCCTATCTGACGTGACTTTAATACTATTGAGTATCTGTTTTCTATCCATGCTTCTACTGCTTGTTTTTGTGCGGGTCTTAGATTTAGTTGTATGCGGCCTTTGTTCGGATGTTTGATGTAAACATAGTTGGCGCAAAAGAAGTCGAATGCTTCAACGAGTTCTTTTGTCGTAGCATCTTCTTTGCCACGGCATTTACGAAAGTTGTATTCGTTTACTAATTCTTCTAGTTGCATTTACTTTATGTGTTTTTTTCCTGCGGCGATTGCTGACTTAAACTGTTTTTTATCTGATGGGTGATTGGCAATGTGTTCTTTTGCAAGCATTATCTCTAAATGTGCAACATTGCGTTCTACAATGCCATGTTCTTCTGTAGAGTGTTTGCATTCTGCGACGGCAGCAAATATGGCTGCAACACTATGGCCCATTACTTCAACATCTCTGTCAGCTTGCTCTTGTGGAGTTAGCGGCTTTAGATGTGGATTTAGTATGTAAAATTCTTCTTCTGTCATGTTTATTTCTCCTTATGCGTTGGTTGCCATTATGTACCAGTTGGTGCCATCATACACGCAAGTACTAAATCTGCCGCTGTTAGCAGAGTTGATATCTGTTTGTGCCGCACCACCAGTGTGGGGAATGACATTGCTTGATGCCGATATAACCTTATGGTTTACATGGTTTATGAATGTTACTGCACGTCCAATGTATTCTGAACCAGATGGCAGTGTAACGGTTAAGTTACTTGATTTGGTGTTGACAATCCAGTTCTCGGTATCAGCCAACGTAAAGTCTGCATTCTTTTCTACCGGTGCAGTTGTTGCATTGTACTCTGTAACTTTAGAATAACCAGTGATTGATGCGCGATTTGTATCGACATCAAATCCAACACCAGGAACTCTGAAGTTGGTTACGCTTGCGTTACCAAGAGTTATCTGATTGGATACAGTAGCTGATGTTGCTGCGGCATTGTAACCAATGAGAGTGTTGTTAGAACCGGTTGTTAAGTCATTGGTTCCAGTGCTTGCTGCTTCAGTTCCAATGATAGTGTTGGTTGCTCCTGACGTTATTTTATCGCCAGCAAATAAACCAATTGCAATGTTGTTATCATTATCTGAGTCATTGAGTGCTTCTCTACCAATGGCTATGTTACCTGAACCAGTTACATTGGTGTCTAATGCTTCTCTACCCATAGATACGTTATGGTTACCAGTGGTGTTGTTAATCATCTGTCGTTGACCAAATCCAACGTTACCATCACCAGTTGTAGTGTTCTTTAGCGCTTCTGCACCGATGCCTATGTTGTTTCCATCTAATGCATCTTCTAGTGCTCTGTCACCAATTGCAATCGAACCTTGACCAGTTGTATTTGCGTAAAGGGCTTGATTACCAATTGCAACAAGACTGGAACCTGTAATATTGCTACGTGCCGCTTGATAACCAATGGCAATGTTTGCGCTACCAGTAGTATTGCTTCTTAGAGATTCTCCTCCAATTGCAGTGTTTCCAGCACCTGTGGCCTGTGAATACAAAGCTTGAGAACCAATTGCAATGTTTCTAGAACCAGTGCTGTTGGCATAGAGTGCTTCGGTACCTATTGCTATGTTTTCAAATCCAGTTGTATTTACATACAATGGTCTATAGCCAATTCCTATGTTACTGTTGCCACTGTTGGTGTAATATGGAATTGGTGGAAACCCTGATGAATTTGGTCCTATTCCGGCTTCATAACCGATGTAAACACAGTCTGTTGCATCAGCTAATCCTTGTGCAGTACCAGAACCAAGACATACGTTTCGTGCACCGGTAATTGAAGCAATTGCTATGCTGTTGCCAATCATAAGATTGTTGCTAGGTGTTGTTAATGCTCCACCAACACCGCTACCAATCAACGTATTGTTTCCACCTGTTGTCAAAGCAAAACCTGAACTGGTGCCAATCATTGTGTTGTTGCCACCTGTTGTTATATTTTGACCTGTGCTATTACCAACCGCCACATTTGTAACAAATGCGCTAGTTGGAACAAAATTAGTTAAAGCATTATAGCCAATTGCAACGGTGCCACCTATTGTTATTGCAGATGCCAACGCACTGGTACCAATTGCTGTTATAGGATTGCTAGTGCTCATGTTTGTTGCATTTTGGGCTACATTCAATCCAATTGCAATATGTCTTTGTGCGCCGGTGCCAACAAGTGAACGTAATGCGTTGCGACCAATGGCCACCATGTCTGAACCGGTTGTGGTTGACGCCAATGCATTTGCACCAATAGCTACGTTAGAAGCACCTGTGGTTATTGCATTAAGTGCATTGAAACCAAATGCCGTGTTATTTGCTCCGGTCGGACCGGTTTCATTCATTGCGCCTCTACCAAAAGCAGTGTTGGCGTTAGTACCTACTGTTCCTGTTGGACCTGTTTCTGCAAATCCTGCTACAGGACCTGTTGCACCGGTTGCACCGGTTGGGCCGGTTGGGCCAGTGTCACCAGCTGCACCAGTTGGACCGGTTGGTCCAGCACTTCCAGTTCCACCCTGTTCGGTGATAACCCAGTTGCTACCGTCAGATACTAATACGGCCCAATCGCCATCAGCACCTGCAAGTATTGCCGTGCCCGCAGAACCACCAATTAACGGAACAACGTTGCTAGATGCAGACTCAACTGCTTGTGCTTCTATGGTGTGAACATAAAGTATTCTACCGGTCCAGTCAGATGGAGTTGGTAAAGTAAGTACGCATGTTGAGCCAGACTTGTTGTTGATAATCCAATAGTTGGAATCTTCAACGGTGTGGTCTGCGGTGATTGTTACTGGAGCTGAACCTGCGTAGTGGCCAGTTGTTTTGAAACGGCTTCCAGTTGCTGTTATGTTAAGTCCAGGAATATGAAAGCTTGTGTTGCTTGTGTTACCAATTGTTATTTGGTTTGAAGCGGTTCCATCTGGAGTAGACGCTTGGCGACCAATGATAATGTTATTAGAACCACTGAATTGGAAGAATCCAGCTCTGCGACCAATGTATGTGTTGTCGTTACCAGTAGAGTAATAACCCGCTTCATCTCCAACAGCAGTGTTTTGTTCACCGGTTATGTTATTAAATAAAGAGTCTCTTCCGAATGCAGTATTGGAAACACCAGTTGTCGTATTGAATGCTGCTCTAGAACCAAAAGCAGAAGTGTTGCCGCCAGTAAAATTAGCAAGTGCTCTAAAGCCAATTGCCGTATTGCCGCCACCAGTAGTAAGAGCCAATAAAGTTTCATAACCAACTGCTACGTTGTTGTTACCTGTAACTAGAGCTGAAAGTGCATTTGCACCAATGGCTACGTTACTTGAACCAGTAGTTATTGCGTTCAATGCATTGTAACCAACAGCAGTGTTATTTGCGCCGGTTGGACCAGTCTCATTCATTGCAGCAGCGCCATAGGCGGTGTTGGCGTTAGTACCTACCGTGCCGGTGGGGCCGGTCTCTGTGAATCCATTAAATACTGAACCTGGACCCGTTGGACCCGTGTCACCAGCTGCGCCAGTTGGACCGGTTGGACCCGTGTCACCAGCTGGGCCCGTTGGGCCAGTTGGACCTGTTGGACCTAAAACGTTTGGATTTGGAACTATTCCTGATGACATTGTTTGCTCCTTATTTTAAGAAATCTCTGAACCAAATGCGGCGAATGCGACGTCATTAGTTGATGAAACAACAGTGATTACATCTGTTGCATCTAACGTAACACCAGCGGTGTACGTAAAAGTTGAACCTGCGGCCAAAGCCAATCCTTTAACAAGATAATCTTTTGTGGCAATCGAACTACCACCGACACGAACTGCAATGTCAATTGTAGCAGAGTTGCTTGCATGTGTGTTGCATGCGTTGATTGTTGATACCACGGTGTCGGTTGCTGCCGGAACCGTGTATAAATCAGCACTTGTTGATGCTGGTGCTGACTGTCCTAGAACTTTGTATATCGTTGCCATTGTTTCTCCTTACATTCCACTTAGCATGAGAACGTCTTGTAATCCTGTATAGGCGGTTGAATCTAGTGAGCCATCGCCTTTTACGAATTGGCTTGAAGTTCCACCACGAGTAATAAATTTGTCTGCATTTACTTGTTGAAATTGAGTTGGAAAAACTGTTGTAAGGCTTGTTCCTGCTATTGAAGAACCCGCATAATCAAGTGAACAGTTGTTAATTAGATAAGAACCACCAGATAATGAAATTGGTTTTGCTGCGGTTCCAGTAATATTGACAAATGCGCTATTGAATAACAATGCGGTTCCAGCGGCTTGTGTGAAAGCATAAGTTCCAGTACCAAAAACTTGCGATTGACTCATCGATATTGTGCCAGCAGTCAATACCGGGTTAAGTACAATCTTGACATTTGTAACAATAACTGTTGCAGAGGCGTTGTTTATTGTCATTGAGTATAAGCCAAGTACGTCATTAAAACGAGTTACGCCTGAACCAGTAATTGAAACAGTTCCAGCAAAGTTCAATCCACGCAGGCCAGCGACTACGACTGTTCCAGATGAACTCTTGTTAAATGCAGTGTCTACATTGCAACCCGTAAAGTTTACTGCTGCGGTTCCAGTAATGGTAACTGTTGCAAAGTTAATTCCGTTAACGTTTATATTTGAACAGCCAGTACCAAAAGTAAATGTTCCATTAACAAATGGTGTATTGCCACCAGCCAAGTTAGAGGCTGTTATGGTAATGTCAGCTGCAGCAAGTGTTGGGCTTTCTGCATAAGTGCCTGGGTGCACCATTATCAATGTAGTGCTAGTTGCAACTGTTATTGCTTTTCCAATTGTTGCGTATGGTTTTAAGAATGTGCCATCGCCAGTTGAGTCATTACCAGAACCAGTTGAAACATGTAGCTCAAGACTGTAAACACTTGATGATGGTCCTGTTGGGCCGGTTGGTCCAGTGTCGCCAGTCGGACCTGTGGGACCAGTAGGTCCAGTATCACCCTGTGCTCCTGTCGGGCCCGTTGGACCTGTATCGCCCGTAGGCCCAGTGAAACCTGTTGGTCCAGTAGGACCTGTAGGTCCGGTATCACCTGTTGCGCCAGTTGGACCCGTATCTCCTTGCGGACCAGTAGGCCCAGTAGCGCCAGTTGGGCCTGTAGGACCAGTGTCACCCTGAATGCCTTGCGGGCCTGTAGGACCGGTAGGTCCGGTATCACCTTGTGCTCCAGTTGGCCCCGTTGGGCCTTGTGGACCTGTATCGCCCGTGGCGCCTGTAGCACCAGTGGCGCCTGTAGCACCTGTTGGCCCAATTGGTCCAGTAGGGCCTGTGTCACCTTGGGGACCTGTTGGTCCAGTAGCACCAGTTGCTCCAGTGGCACCAGTTGGTCCTGTGTCACCTTGTGCACCTGTGGCGCCCGTTGCACCTGTGGCGCCCGTTGGTCCAGTTGGACCTGTGAAACCCGTTGGGCCCGTTGGGCCGGTTGGGCCGGTTACGGTAGACGCAGCACCGGTGGCACCTGTTGGGCCAGTGGGTCCGGTGGGGCCGGTAAAACCTGTGGGACCGGTTACGGTAGAAGCAGCACCAGTTGCACCTGTTGGACCTGTTGGACCAGTCGCACCTACGTCACCAGTTGCCGTAAATGTTATGTAGTAAACCGGAATGGTTACTCCAGAATCTGGCGGCAAAACATTACCATCAACAAAGTTGACTGCAATCTTTCTATAACCAGATGCGGTTGTTACACCAGTAATTTCAAATAAGTTATATACGCTTCCATCATTGAATTCATCTACAATTGACAATAATCCTTTTTGCAGATTTGTACTAACATCCCATGAGTCAATGGTGTCAGTAATATCAACAGCTTTTAATGTTTCTACGTCAATGTAAATTTCGGTTACAGCACTTAATGTTCCGCTGTCGTACTTAAATACTCCAGGGCCTGGGTCAGAATCGCTTGTGCTTGCTTGCGTGAAGTTATAGGCATAACCTACTCCTGGGCCTGTGGGGCCGGTGTCACCCACTGGGCCCGTGAAACCTGTTGGTCCAGTCGGTCCTGTGTCGCCCGTGGGTCCTGTCGGTCCCGTGACTGTGGAAGCAGCGCCGGTTGGTCCAGTTGGACCAGTAAATCCAGTCGGACCTGTCGGGCCGGTTACGGTAGATGCAGCACCGGTGGCACCTGTTGGGCCTGTGGGCCCGGTGGGGCCAATAGAACCAGTCGGGCCAGTTGCATCGGTCAGGTACGGCAATCCATTCCAGTTAGTAGTGCCGTCACCAACTTTCATTCTACCTGTATCGTATTCAAATCCTAATTCGCCAGCAAGTAGTATTGGGTTAGCCAATGTCCATTTGGCCGCAGTGTCACGACGAACTTGTAGAATTACAGCCATTTAGAAGCCACGCCCTGGTTTACGGAAATCTCGTCTTGGCGCAAAATAAACATCGGCACAATCTGTAACACCTTGATTGGAATCAAAAGACTCACCAACAACCACAGTAGAAGCACTCATTGCCGTAGTATCTGCCCTAAGCAAATAGTGAAATTGAATTGTTGCGGCATCGCCACCTGAAACAACATCTTCTTGCTGGTGGTCCATAAACAAAGCATCTTGCTGACGGTTGAGTTCGCGTTTTAACGTATTGAATGCACGCACCATGTTAGAGTTCGACCTGCCCTGAATAGAGCTAGATTCGTAGTAACCCCAGACGGCTCTCATTCTTCTTCTTCCACCTTAGTTATATTTATAGTTGGTTGTTTCTTTTGCGAGATTTCAACAATCATTGCTTGCAGTTCTTCATCCGTTAATTCTTTGACTGAAGAAGTATTATTAATATTTAGAGTTTGTGTTTGCTGCATAAAGCCAGTTGCCTTCAAATACAGCTCGGCAGCTTTGTGGTCACCAGCTACGCCTTTAATATACAAGGCATCTAATAAAGCTTGTGTTCTTTCCGGGCTTTGAGCCATGCCCTTGACACCCAGCTCCCAGCGTTCCTTAAATACTTTATTTTTCTCCCAGGTGCCTAAAGTGTTATAGTGCACCTCGTGTGCTTCTGCCCATTCCT